CCAATAGTTACAGGTACATCATTTGCAGTTGTTCCTATTAAAACTGAACCAGCCGCAGCAGTACCACCATTAATTACAACAGATGTAGCGCCAGTATTATTACCTATATCAACTGTGTGGGCAATAGAATTTGCACCAATTGTAACACCAGCTGTACCAGCAGAAACAACTACTTGGCTTGCGCCAGTACCATTACCAATAGTAGTAACGTTAGCAGCAGCAGCAGTATTTACGTTTAAAGCACCAGTTCCTGTTTGAACGGACATAGTTGCATTCGTTGTTTGAGCAGTAAGCCCGCCAGCACCTTCTAAAATAAGAGTACCCGCAACGTCAGAAGCTGAAATAGTGATAGCACCAGATGTAGCTTCAGTTGCAGTAAGATTAATAGAGCCACCAGTAGAGTTTAATTGAATATCCGCAGAAGTACCAACCACGTTCCATGCTGAAGTAAGAACAGCATCAAAAGTAATACCACCAGCAACAGCAATCAAATTAATAGCTTTTACATCAGCTTTATTTGCAGCATTAAGTGCAATACCACCAACATCTGAATGAATATCTATAGATTCAAGAGATGTACCTTGATTAGAGTAGATCTCAAGCGTTTCAGCTGTTCCACCATTAGTTTCAAACAAAATAGATGGAGCAGCGTTTGCTGTTGAAGTAAATGATATAGCTGAAGCTGATATAATATCAAAATCACCATTAGCTACAAGGTCACCATTAACTACTACATCAGATGCAAATGTAGTAACACCAGCAACATCAAGAGTACCGCCCAAATCAGTATCACCACCAGAATCAACTACTAATACATCACCAGCACCACCGGTGATAGTAAGAGAAGCTTGCGTAGAAGAGCCCGTAGACTGAGGAGTCCAGTTAGCAGAACCTGAAGTTACCGAAGTAAGTATCCAGTAAGCATCAGTAAGCTTATTAATCCAAATTTGACCAATAGGACTAGAATCTGCACTATTCGGATCCCTTCGAGCAACTAAAGGAATCTTAGATAAACTTTGACTTGGATTCTTTTCCCCGTAAGCCGTAACACGAAAATTATTATTTACACCCATACAACATCCTTATATCTGAAAAAATAATATCAAAAAATCTATGCCCCCATTAAAGCATGGTTACTTTAAAGAAAGCTATTGAAATGATACAATGATAATAAAATAAACGAGGAACTATGAATAAGAAACCAGACCGAATCGTACGACTCAATATTGAAATATCAGAGAAAATTAAATACAAACTGAAAGAATATGCAGCAAATAGAGGGCTAACTATGCGAGATTATGTAATCAGCATATTATACAACATGATCGAATTCGAAGACAAAACTAAGTGAATCAATATGTATATATATACTTGCAATTGTATATATATGTGTTATACTATTAATAAGTTAAGAATCTAATAATCCTGTAGGGGGACTTATGGAATCATTACAATTTACACATCAAACGCAAGAATGGGCGACAATAGCCCATAACTTATGGGAAGCTCGTAAAAAAAGAATGTATTACGAAAAGCTTGAGCAAGATTTTTTAAATAAACTTAAAATCTCTTCAAACAATACTCCATCAAGAGCAAATGGATTTTTATTTAGCTATTTAGAGCGTAAGGGAAATATAGATTATTCCTTAATTCCTGAACTTGTTGGTTTAAATCTAGAACAACATAGAAATCCATCAGTAATAGTTTGGAAACTAGAAAAGGAATAATAATGGAAAACTGTACAAGAACTTTACCAGTTTGCATGAACTGCAAAGATGTTACTCATTTCATGTTATTCATGGTACTTCTTTTTACAATACCTATCGTTGCATTATTGATTGTGTCGGTAAAGAATTAAAGGCTGCAAATCAATACAGCCTTTATCGTCCAGTTAAAAACCAAGACTACTAGATATACCTTTACCGGTAACACCAGAAAGCCCAGCAAGACCACCTAATGCTCCACCTGCTATCGCTCCAGGGACACCAGCCAATCTTCCTCCTGTAAAAGCTCCAGCTCCTGCTCCAGCTAATCCTTTACCAAGATTACCAATAGCTTTTCCTGCTACATGGCCAAGCGCTATTATCGCCTTGTTAGATCCCGCAGGAATAGGCTTAGCTAATTCTTTTCTATATTGAACTGCTATTCTATCTAACTTAGGTCCAACTTTCATAGCAATTTGCTCAGAAAGATCTAAAGGAGGAATGCCTCTATTTTTAGCCATTATTTCTCGAGCTGTTTCAGCATAAGAAATATCTGCCCTAGCTTCTAATTTTTGCATAGCAATAAGTCTCTTTCTTCCTTCAGGCGACTGAAGCAAGGTAGGGATAGTTTTCATGAATTGTACAATTTCTTGGTTTGTAATAGAACCTTTAAATGAATTACCAATCTTCAATACTTGATTACCATTTAATTTTTCCCATTGTTCAGCATCAGGAGTCATTAAACTAGGTATATCAAATCCTGCTTCTTTCATGAAAGCAACTGATGCACTAGAAGTTAGATCGCCTTTTTCATTTAGTTTTTGAAATTCGTCATAGTCTTTAAGTTTTTTAACTGCAACCTTCTCAGATTCAATCAATCTTAGACGCTCTTCCTTAGTTTCCTTAAAGTTATGCTCTTTTTCTTTTCTAAGATCTTCTTTTTGAGCCTTACTAAGACCAAGAGGAATTCCTGCAAAAGTAAGACCTGATTGACCATATGCGCCTAATTGCTGAGGTTGAGCTTGTTGATCTTGTTGTGATTGCATCATCTGCTGTTGAGGCTGTGCTTGTTGCTGAGGCTGAGAATAAGATGATGGTGTTGAATATCCCATCTGTTGTTGATCTTGCTGTTGTTGCTGTTGCTGATCTCCTACAATACCTTGAAGTCTCTCAAAAATATCTCTTTGATATTCTTTTGGAGCCATAGCTAATTGATGAGCTACGTGCTCTGGTATATTGAACGATTTCCAGAATTGAGTCTGTTTCTTAGTTTCTTTTTCCTGCAAAATATCATGCAACTTATGCTGGGCAAGCATACCAAGGCCTTGGCCAAGGCCAGTTCCAATGGTCCTTCCGATGTTTTCACCAAAAGATTGTTGTCTAGGCAGTATTTGAATCGCCATATTATATCCTTATCATAGTTAATCATAGCTAATCATAGTTAAGTTATATCCCGTAAAGACCTCGCATTGCACCAATACTGCTCGTAGGCATTCCTGGCATTGTCGCCTGAACTCCAATTCCAGGAACAATGTTACTAGGCATTGAAGTACCAGGAACAATGTTTGATGGATTATATATGGAACTTGTAGAACCTAAACGGGTTGTTGGAGATAGGAGTGTTGGCATAAACGGAGCAGAATATTGACCGCCATCACCAGAAGAAGCTCCGGCATCACCAGAAGAAGCTCCGGGCTGCTTCTGTCTGCCTTTTCTATTATTTATCAAATCTCTTAATGCTCCAAATCCTCCGGAAATGTTTTCACCTGACAATAAAGAACCTAAAAGATTTTCCAACAATCCTCTACCAGCTCCTTGGCTCCCTTGATTATAAAGGCTTTCAAACTGAGGCTGTAGACCAATACCTAAAAGATTATGAAGAGCTGATTGCTGCTGAAGACCATAGTCTTGTTTCATTGCAGCTAAATCAGTTTCAAGTCCTCTTCCAGCTTGGCTTAAAAGTTGCGGGAACGCACTTGATCTTTGCGCACCAGCCTGTGTAAATCTTTCAGCGATTCCAGGGATAGTTTTTTGAGCAAATCCCTCACGAGCTTGCTGCTCAATTGGTGCAAAATCAAATTTATTCTGACCTAGACCACTGAGAGCTTGCTGAAGAACCTGAGAAAAAGCTTGTTGCTGTTGCGGAGTATACTGATTATACGTCTCAATACCAGCAGGACTTCCACCCCAAAAACTACTAGGAGCCTGTGAAGGAGTAAATCCAGCAGAAGCACCACCAGTATTACTTAATGCTGATTTATTCTTGGATTGAGCTTTATTTGCAGCTAATTTTTTTGCTACTCGAGCTTTTTTTGCAGCGCGATTATCTTTAATAGCTTTTCCTAAACCATAAGCACCAGAACCAGCCCCTACGGCTGCAGATATCCCACTAAGTATAGCTAAAATAGGAAACGGCATAAATTCTCCTCACAAATAAATTAAATTTCAAAAAATAATCTTCAAACAATAACAGATATATACTATGGGTAGTAATTAAAATAACAACTCATCAAAATGGGATAGTACATATGGCAACAAATCCATCAATAAACCCTCAGTCGAACTTTGGATCATTCGTCACAAGCACAAATATATGGGACGTCCAGCAACTTCAACAGCTTGATATTGACCCAAAACTTAAAGAATTACTCGTTAGGCTTTATCAAAACATAAACAATATATCGATATCTCTCAATACCAGAGATGCTGGATATTATGTACAAGAAGAGTTCTTAAATGGTCAGATATATTATCCAAATCCAGCACTCGACTCAACCACTTCTCAGTCACCAACTATGCGTCAAGTATTTAGACTTGTAGTTGACTTTGGAGCAATGCCTAATGCTGGAACTAAAAGCGTAGCACATAATATAGATATTATTGCAGCAGCAGGATCATACCCTGGATACTCATTTACGAGAATATATGGTGCAGCAACTAAACCAACAACATCGTTCATACCAATTCCATTCTCAAGCCCAACACTTAATGAAAACATTAAACTCAAGGTTGATACTACGAATGTAACCATAACAACAGCTATAGACTATAGCTTATATACTATTTGCTACATAGTTTTAGAATTTATAAAATCCTAACAAAGTACCAACAAAGACATAATGAAGAAATATCCATAGCTATCTATTAATTTTCGATAGCTATGGATATTAATATTATTGCAATCGAGAAGAAGCCCTTTGGCTATAAAAAATAAGGGCATGAATCTCAAATTCAGAGCTAGAAATAGTTGGATTCATAGCCTGCTCATCAGACTGATATATACTCAACTGTATACATTCACCATCTGCCAAAAGATAAACTGGATGCCATAATCGGGCCTGATTACTCTCTTGAGGTACCAATGCATAAGGAGTTGTTTCTACAATGCTCGTACCAACAATAGATCCATTTAAAGTTCCTGAAAATACCAGTGATTCATCAGATGATGAAGTTGCAAAATCTACCGTAAACTGGCCTCCATAATTATTATCATCAAGCTCAGTTCTTGTCACAAGAAAATCAACCTTGGACACATAGGCATTTCTACCTTCTTGAACATAAAAGTTATATTGCTTTGTAGCAATACTTGGAGGAGTAACTCTTGTTAATGTTCCGCCACCAGAATAAGTGCCAACCGGAATAGCATCAAAGAAATAACCAGGTACTGGCAAAGTATTAAAGCAAATAGCAGAGAAATTATTGGGAGTATAATTTCCTGTAGTTAAATCATAAGGATTAACCTTAGCAATAAACCCATTAAGGTTTGTTGATCCTTGACATCCTTCTATCAAAACATAATCACCATCTTTAAGATTATGATTAATGACGGTAAAAATACCAACATTAGCTATATTTTCAATATTAGTAATCTGTAAAGATTGGCAATTAGTTGAAGAAGAACCTGCTTCAGAACCACTTTCAACGATAAATACAAATCCCTCTTGATTTCCAGCGATAATACTTCTAAATAGAGCCTGAATCGGTGCATTTACCCATGGAAATGATGAGTTTTGCCATGTTAAGTTCGTTTCTTGCCATGTTCCCGAAGCAGACGTTTCAGACTGATAGTAACCAAATGCTGTTACAGAGTCATCATTAATGGCCCAAGAACCAGTCTTATAGTTATAAACTAATATTTGGTTAGGAAATGGGTCAGAAGAACCTTGAGTCTGTTGCGGATAAGCCCAGTAAACTGTTTCTGAAAAATAATCCCTAATTCCATATACTCGCTGAGGTCCACCGTCTAGATTATGAATTTGAAATACAGTTTCTGGTATATTATCATCAATACGTTCAACGTTTGAACCGTTACAAGCGTGCACCCCAACGTTACCAATACCCAATACAGCTTTATCAAATGGGATCTGAGAAAAAGTAGACTCTGCGCCAAGCTCTGTATTGATCTGTTGCCATACAAACGGCAATATCTGGTTACCAGTATAAACGAGCTCCCATGTGCTTTCTTGGAAATAAACAATAAGTCGATCCTTTAGGAATTGAGCAGTGATAATCTCTTCCTTTGTAGGAGCATCAATAAATCCACCACCGCCAGGAACATCTTCATAAAAAGCAGCGACATTAGTAGGATCGCCATTCCAAGAATAACGGCATCTATTCACATAGACCTTATTAGTTCCAGGAGAAGCTCCAGTATTTTCTACTACATTAAGAAGAACAAGACGATCTTTAAATGGAACAATAATGCGTGATGTAGGTATAGTATTAGTAGCTGCACCGCTATTAAATATAGGTTTGAAGTCATTCCATGAAGAACCATCCCAATACTTCATAAAATCTGATCCAGTAAGTGTAGTTGAATAGTTATAATTCGTTACATACAAATATGTTAGATCGCTGGTAGAACCACGCCAATTATAACCCCAAAAGAATTGAGAATTATCCCCAGTCCAAACAGCTGTCCCGAGTCTTGACCATCCACTAGAAGTAAATTTATATGCAAACTGAGTATCAAAAGCAATTACGGAATCATAAAAAAGTCCATCTTGTTCATAATTGATGATTCCCATAACTGGCTGAGCTGGATAAAAATAAACTGAAGACGAAGTTGCAGCCGCTGTAATTACAACTGCTCCCGTAGTCGTATCATATGTTGCAGTTCCAGTACCAGTGTTAATCATAGTACCAGGATTGCCTGATTGATGAACAGTATAAACCTGAGATCCAATAGAAAACATTTGCCCTACTTCAAATATCGCTCCAGGAACCGTACCAGAAAAATTACCCGTCATAGCATGAGTCGTACCAACAATAATGCCAAGCCTTGAAACTAATTGTTCGTAGCCAGGAATTGAAGCAGAGGTTCCTTCCATCAATCGTGCACCAAAGCGCTTTATAACGCGACCACGAAATACATAAGCATTTCTAAGAACCTGAAATGCACTATCAGGAATTAGCCATGGCTTTAGACTTGTCTGAAGTCCACCTTCAATAGGTGCTATCAGAAACCTATCTATAGCAGATGCCATATTATACCCCTATAATCAAATAACTTATAACAGTTGTCGCAGATGGATTAGCGCAATATGCAGTAAAATCTCCACTTACAGCAGTGAACGAAGTTCTTTGTCCGCAGGTAAAGTTTGTATTAGTTGAACTATCAAACGGAGTAAGCATTACTCGGAAAATATAATTAAAATTAGGGCCACCAGAGCTAACTGTAGGAGTGATTGAAACTGTAGCGGTTGTTGCTGCAACGGATCCCCATTTAATAAGTATTCCACTTGGAAGATAAGTCCAACCATTACTACTATTTGCCATCACCGTATTGCTTAGCACTGAAGCTGACATGGGAGCAAAAGCTGGAGCATCAGCAGGAGCGGTTCTATTAAGAGATAAATACGTCTCATTAGTTAAAGTCGTTGCATTATTGAGGTTATAAAGACCCGTGTCACCAGAACCTAAAGTTGGAGCTGCTACTTTCACCGTCATATCAAGGTATCCATTACCAACAGAAGAAAGTGCTTGAAAGTTAGCAAGTATTTGTGACTGAGACTGCGATATTAAATCGCCTGCAGCTGGAATATTTGCATTATATGCCATAATTTATCCTATATTATTTATAAGTTTAAGATTGTCCGCCGCCACTAAACGCACCAGGTCCATAAGCACCCGCAGATCCAGTCTGTTCAGTATATACAGTTGATACCCTTTGAGATGTTTGCTGAACTATAGTTCTACGTAATACTAATATTTCTTGTTGTTTAAGTTCAGGAAGTATCTGCCGTACACTTTCCATATCCATACGATCTTCAAATATTTTCTTTGCGGCGAGATACGATATATATTGCCACCATTCTGCAAGCTTTGGCTCATCATTGTTTGCAAGGAGTTCATCAGGCCTCATAAACACTTCCATATTTACACGGTACGGCTGGTCTGGAACTGGACGTACTGTAAACTTCCCATCATAGAAAAGTATCGCCTGAGGCAATGCTGGCTGCTGTGGAACAGTCTGGCTGTTAATTGGCTGACCAGATCCTGGAGCAGATGGAAATGTTACAACGAATTGACCCGTAATATAATTAATATAGTTAACAGTATCTTGAACTGTTGTTGAAGTAGGTGCACCACCAGGAATATACAAGTTACCAAGCGAACTACTAATAGGATAATCTATCATTTTAAGACCACTTAAATCAGTAGCTAAAGAATCAAATAAGACGTTATTTTTCAACAAACATATAGTTTGCCCACTAATACCTGTTGAAATCGCTTGCTGTGAATTAATAACTCCAGAAAACGAGTTTAGTATTCCATTACCAGTTACACCAATAGAAGCGATACTATTAAGCATCGGATATATACCAAAGAACTGGTCACGAGACTCACTGAAAAGTGCTTGATATCCCGCAATATAAACGGGTGGATTAACACTGCTGTATTTATTACTGAAGTTATATAAAGGACTCGCCGTATTAGTACTCGTTTCGTACACATCGACATAAGGATCAGTAAAAAAAGTAAACGTTGTTTTCAGATTGAAAAGTTTTAGATGCTCTGGGAAGTCATAAAGAACTGCAGTATTAATATAATTATTTAACTCAGACGTTGAAAGTTGATTCTCAGAAAGGCTACGTGTGAGTCGTCTGACTTTAATCTGAATGCGACTTAAAGTTGAATAAGTGTTATCAGGTACAAAAGTAGGCATTTAATACTCCCATATTTAAAGCCATGAATTTAAACCTCATAATAATAAGTTTTATAAATTTAAGTAGCAGGAGACATAAATTACCTTATGAAGCGATATAAGGTAACACGTTTTGAGTAGCAGCGGTCAACATAGAAGATACCTCTCCAATTGGTGTTACTTGGGCATATTGATAACTTAAAGGGTACGTCACAGGAGCAGAAAACGCATCAAAGTAAGTGGTATCAATATCAATTGTAAAGGTAGTATCGCCCGTTACGATAATAGGTCCATACAATTGATTAGCTTGAAGCATTCCAAACCCAGTAGGAACATTTAATCGAACAATCATTCCTGTAATATATTGATGATCAAATGTCGTAGTAACAGCAGCTGGATACGCATTAGTAATACTAGCAATAATACGCATTGCTTTCTGAAAAACGGGAAACTGTTGAGCAAGAATAGCCATAACTTATCCTATTATTTATCTAACCACGTATTGTATTGCTTTTCGCGGTAGTCGATTGATCCTGAAGATCCATAAATTCTAAACTCTGAAAACTACATCGACGTATATGCTCTTTTACAACAAGTTCAGTATTGCCTTGCTCGTCAATTCTTGAATGAGTATAGATAGGATACTTAACATTAGTATTTAAGTGTCGAGCAACCCCAAGAGGTACCGTATAAACTTGACCGTCAATCATACTAAATTTTTCAATTGGATCTTGTTTATATTTCTTAAACATAAAATCCATTCTTCCATTAGGAACTTCATGAAATCTAAAGATCCCTTTAACCATCTCACGTTCTTTATCTCTAAGTTCTTTTAATTGAATTTTGAACTCAGGTGTCGCTAAAGGATTCTCTTTAGTTGAACGTTTTACATTTGCTTCTGTAGCCATAAGTTCCTTTCATGTTTTGGGATGTAATCCCGGAATCTGATTCAATTTTTACATGGATGTAGAAAAACTACGCCCTACATCCATGTAATTCTATATGTAATAAATTATATTATTACAAATTAAAGACCGCCTTAAAGTGTTAGAGATTATCAACACCAAAAGATTTACCAGCAACCCAGTAGATTACATCGTTATCAGCACCAGCAGGACAGCTTGAACCACCCTGTAGCATCATTCCAATTGATCCTCTGTTGACAGTAGCATCAGCTAGGATATCAGCACCAAGAGCAAGAGCGCTCGAAGTATCTTCACCAACTGGAACTGTTTCAGCAGGAGTAAATGGAGAAATAGCTGTTAACGGGAATGCAAATGTTGTAAATGCTGATGAATCAACATCTATAGTAATTGTGTTTCCAGTAGTTGGCGTTTCATCAACTGCAACAATATTAGCTAAAATACCATCCATCTCTGTCATTCCAAATACATCTGGAACTACCATACGAATAGATTGTCCAACAATATATTGATGAACTACTGATAAAGTTACAACAGCTTGAGAAGCTGTTGTAATATTTGTAATAACTCTACGACGAGGATAAAATAGTGGCTGAAAGTTAATCTTTCTCCAGTCTCCAGTTGTAGAAGCAACTATTTGAGGCATATAATCAAGGCTGAATGTTCCAGATGTTAGTGTATTATAACCAACAGTGAAATCGATTCCACCAAGCTGAGCTCCACCAACAGCATTTGTAATTCTAACAACATCACCAACAGCTATACCGTTTGTTCCAGAGTTTGAAACAACAGGTATAGCAGCGCCTGATATTGCAGTAATAGTTGCATTTAAAGAGCCAACTGTTTGAAGAGATGTATCAAACAATGTAAAACCAAGAGTTGTTGCATACGCTTCTAAATTAGCAGCGTTAGCAGAATTTGATTTTAATGTTGACCATTTAGCACCAGCCGGGAAACCTCGTTGCCAGTAATACTTAACACCAATAGCAGTTGTTTGAGACGCAGCAGCTTGAGTTACGTTATAAACAGCCATCCAATCTACATCAGATCGAATAGGAACTCTTACAGAAGCTCCGGTAGAAGTAAATCTACCTTGTTGAATAATAGTATTATCCATCGATTATCCCTTCTTAACTTAAAGTTGAACGCAAATTCAATACCCAAAGGTCATTGAGAATGCGAGGCGCTTCTGAAAACTTGTAACCGACTGACGCATTAAGGGCTAATGGTCCATCATAAACCGGTGGTCTATAGATAAATTGAGCTGAATATCCATCTTGCTCAATACAAGCATAAGCTTCCATACCTACACAGAAGATGTTATACACATCAGAGTTCAGATTTGAAGCATTTTTTGTAATAGAACCAATAGATGAAACTAGGAAACGAAGGTTACCAATAGCACCCCACTCAGAACGCAACGCATTCATAGGTGAAGGATATTGATTCTTCTGAATGAATCCATCAACAGCATCCAAATCTTTGGTCATATCTGTATGTGTAAGCGCAAAATACGCATCACGAACAGGCGCTGTACCAAATTTATCTTCACCTTCAATGTTATCAAGGATGGTATACGCGTTAGCTCCTAAAAGAGCACGCACAACATCATCAACATCAGAACGTGTTAATTCTGTAGGATTGTCCGAATCTGTTACTTTATTGACTTTAGCGCTATAAGAACATATAATTTTAACATAATGAATAAATTTGACGCCGCATACGCAGCTGGATATATCGATGGAGACGGGTGTTTCTTCATTGGTAAGTCTAACACAAAAAACAAAATAACACCAAAATATAATGTCTCTATAAATATTTCTTCTGTAAACATTGAGGTTCTTAAAGTATTTAAGGATCAATTTGGAGGGTCTATATTTTCTCAGAAAGCAATCCTGGACCATAAACCACTTCATTATCTTACGATAAGAAAACAAAATGCTCTTAATCTTTGTGATCTGATAAAGATATATATTGTCGAAAAGAAAGAAGAGCTTTCTATATTTCAACAATTTGCAAATGTTCAAGATATCAAAGAAAAAGAACGATTGTTTTTGGATATTAGGCTTAAAAAAGATAGTTGTAATTTGGTTTCGAAACATCATAAAGATATTTTTACTCCATCCAAAAGCACTATTAATCCATCTGAAGAAGATTATGCATACCTTGCTGGATTTATAGATGCTGAATGTTGTCTTGGAATTAGCAAATACAAACCTAAAAATAACCCTAATTATACTTACAAGATAATGCTGCAACTCAATAATACAAAAGCGCCAGTTTTCAAATGGCTTCTTGAAAGATTCGGAGGACATATAAACTTTATCAATAGAATCAGCAAAGGATACGGGAGAAGAAACCAACTGTGCTGGAGACTCTCCGGAAATGCTCTTTCTAAGATATTGCATAAAATTCATCCATTCATCAAACATAAAAAGCCTGTTCTTGAAAAACTCATTGAATTTTACAATACAACTCTCAAAAATGGTGGAGCTCGACATACTGAAGAATTTAGATCTTCCTATGCCGAAGTCATCAATAAAAGAGAAGACATTGTAAAAACTATTCATCTGTTAAACCTTAAAGGCAATTCTAAGCATTAAAGCGGATGACCATTTCTGTCACCTCTCATGGTTATCCCATGAGATCAGTACTATCGCATCTCATCATAATTCTATGACGAGTCTCTTTGTTTAGTCGTTCACGCTGCACAGCTTACGCTTGCTTGCGCCTTGTTACCGGTTAGCAATAATGCCACTTCGGACTTCAAGTCAATTAAAAGAGATTTTACAACGGCAACAATTCTACCGTTAACACCAGCAGTACAGTTAATGAACGCAGCTGTTGAAGCCAACATGTCACGAGTTAACTGATCTTCTGTTTGACGGAGTGAAACTCCTAATCTGGCTGCACATTCATTTAAACATTCTGTTACTTTTATGACCACTTACGTGGCGGGCAAACCTCTTCGGATTCGCCTCAATATCTTTCGAATATTGTTCAGACTTTCGCATGACTCTTGTAAGTAAGAGTCCCCGCCCGTTAAGTCGTTCAGCCTGGACTAATAGCTTTACTAGTCCTTGGCCCTTGTCACCATAGCTTTCGCCTTAGGCTTCCAAGTCAATTAGGGCAGGTTTTAATCCCGCTTTCACTTAACGGGATCCTGATTCTGTAACGTAACCTGTTCATTAAGGATTACGTAGGTCTAAATGACAGAACCAGACTACGGCACCTAGTTAAAACCGTAGAAACTTAATTTAACATCAATATCAATTGCTGTTAAATTTTGCGCTGGAGGAGTAATACCTGAATTTCCAAGTGGTACCATTGCAACCGCAAGAGGATTATATCTACGCATACGTAAAGTTGTACCACCATTGCGAGGCATTTGCTTCAACATCGCAGGTATTTTATGAATCATATTAGGAACTGGGACACTCAATAATTTATAACTAAATGATTGTTGTACCGGTGCCGGCAATGAACTAGTAGTTGTAATAGACATATCTATTCCTTACTAATCATACTCAGATAATATTTTGTCTTATAGCTGACGAAGCTTTTACGTCGAATTGGGATGACGAATTCCAGTTACGTCGAAAGATTTGAGGGTAGCGACTTCTCGATACGCTAAATCAATTATATATAAAGAACTAAACGGAAAGCAAGAAATAAAGTTTCAAATCTTATCTATATTATCCACAACTGTTTGCGATATCTTTTTAACCTTTAAAAATGACTCACCAGTTTCAGGACTATTTGGAGTAAAATCAATATCTATACCAGATTTATTTTTTATAACTTCCTCCACTACTTCTTCGACAAGATTATCATCTTTAAGATGTAATATTTTTTTACCTACAAAAACAGATCCAATAGCTGCGACAAGTAATAGTAGCTTTAGAAAAAATACAATTGGCATAATACCTCCAATAAGCTTATAAATAAGTGGTCATACCTAGAGATAAGCATGACCACTTAAAAGAATTATATGAACAAGAACATTTATAAATCTTGCATTTCAAAATGACCAAAGTCTTTTAATTTAAAATCCCCACCCCATCTATTCAAAGGATGGAGACTTTTCCAGTACTCACCAAAACATTGATAATCAGGACCAGAAGTTAAATATTCACCATCATTATTAAACAAATTTAAATCTATAGCAAGCCTCTTACAGTGCAAACTATTCTTTATTCCAATACCCTTTTTGGCGTTAATTTCAGCCTGCTCTGCAGATCGATAAGCATCACCAAGAGTACACGTAAACGGAGACTGAAATATTCGATCTAAAAGTAATCCAACATTCTTAGCAAAGATAGCCTGCTTAACTTGCAATTTCATATAAAACTCCTCTAGATAACTTAAAATAATACGGTACAGAGCCTATATTAAAAAAAACATAGCTACCCTTTTGCAGCAAAATACCTCACTGATATAGTTGTATTATAGGTTACAAATATACTAAGTTTCAAGGGTTAAATATGAAAATAAAATTACTATTCACTTTACTGTCTATATTTCCTTCTATGTCTTATAGTTTGCATACAATTCCAGGTATTCCAAAAATACGGGTTGATAAAATATATAGAGCAGCGACAGCAATTCTCGCAACTCCAGTTATAGCTGCCGGGGTAGCTGCAACATATCTATTTGGATCTGTATCAGAAGCAAGAGATTCAACAGCTCTCGCACTTTCAGATAAGCTGAAAGAAGTGACTGAAAACCCAAGAAAGAAAGCATTAGAATCTATAAAATCAAATAGATCATTGAGTATTGCCACAGGTGTAATTATTGCAGCAGCATGTGTTTACAAACTCAATCTTATGCATCAACAAAAATTGAGCAAAGTTGAAAAACAAATGGAAACCAGCGATAGAATAAAACTATTTGAAATAAAACACCAAATATCAGGACCAGCACCATACTCAAGAAATGAGTAATATTAATAAAAAATAAGATTGCATTACCCGACCTAAATAAACGAGTCTTGATTAACTTCTAAATTATCAAGACTCGTTTATTGTTTTCCTACAATTTATGATCTAACATGCAGCGTAATCAAAGTAGCACATACGGTAGTTACAGTTGTTGATATTGCAGCCGTAATTGCAGCAATTGCCGCAACACTTCTACCTTCATACTTCTCCCTAATACAAGCTTCTCGCTCAATAGCAGCCTTCTCTTTTTCCTCAAAAGCATCCAAGATTGCTTTTATAACCATAGAATGAATTTGAGAATCTTCATTTACAGATGGCAAATCTCCACCAGGAATATTGTCATTCGACTTAAATCTTCTAAAAAGCTCTAAATTAGACCTATCATATTCAAGAGGATGATCAGGAGACAAAACAACAAAGCTCATCAAATGAGGTTTAACAAATTTACGCAAATCTCCATGAGGACTTGCATAACGAGCTAATGCAATATCACAAAGCTCAGATTCTTCACTCAAAATAGTTTCAGTCGACGAATCTCTATGTCCATAAGGAAATGGAGATGCATTATCAATATCACTTTGAGATGCGGTAATTACAACGTGAATCATAATTAAAATAAAAATAAGCATAACTATCCTAACAGAAACAAATGTTTCATTAAAATTAAATAGATTTTCTAGCGGCATCCATTTCTTTACGTAGTTGTTGTTGCAACTCTTTAGTCATGCCATTAGCAAACGCATTAGCTTTACTTAAAGGGCTATCGCCTTGCTGAGGAGAAACTGATGCAAGTGGTCTTGGTTTTTGGGAGTTAGCTATAGCTTTAGCTTTATCCGAGCCATACAACTCTTTATGTATTCCAAATTTTTTCATAATTCTATACGCCGATGCTGCTTTATTATAAAGATCAGGAGTATCACGTAACATTGTAGCAACTTCAGGATACTCTTCATTAAGTTTTTGAACGTTATCAACAGAGACAACTTTATCAAAATCAGGGAAATCTGACTTTATCTTTGTTTCGATTGCAACTTCCCTAGACTCGTAAGACTGCTTTTTAAGCCTTTCTTCCAACTGCTTAATACGATTAGCAACCTTTTTAACAGTTTTTCCATCAACAAGATCGTCTTCATTGATATTAAAATCAAAATCTTCTTCAACTTCTTCAACTGGTTCCTGCTGTTTTATAGGTTGATATTGTTTTTGTCGAGCTTCCATTTCTATCATACGATTCATCATCATATCGCGCTCACGCTCAGCACGCTCAGATCTTTCACGCATTAAACGAAGGTTATCTTCCTTTGTTTTCTTTACAGGTTGAGCTTTCTCTTCAACTTCTTCAACATCTTCTGAATCATCAGACTCTACTTGATTTGAAGATTTCTCATGATCTTGATCTTCTTCCTGCGCTTCATATTGAGTTGACTCTTCTTCAGGAAGCGCTGCTAACCCACCAAATGATTTCGGCTCTTCTTTAGCAGGAACCGTGCTTGGATTATTATCATCGCCTAAATTAAATCCAACTGGTGGCATTGCGATGTAATCTACGCCTTTTTCTAATTTGCTGTACGAATTACCTGGTTTTGACGCCATTCATTATTCCTTTTCTAGATTATTTAATCTCTGACTCTAACATGCTACCAGCAAACTTAGTTTCACCATTCAGCTTCTTTGCTAATTGAAATAAAGTGCCGTCATAATACTTTAAAACATATTCAAGTAGTCCACGTTCTGCAGGCACTATGATATTTGCATTCTCTCTAAATATCTCACACGTTTCCTGATCTGGAACTACCCATAAAAACTCAACATCACTTTTATTATGGGAGTATTTATAAACAGTCTGATCATAATGAGGTGTAGGACAACTGAGAGTGGGAACAAAGTAATTGCGAAGAACGTTTTCAAGTAGCTTTTCTTTCTTAAGCAGCGCAGCAATATAAAAATCTTTATCAAATGGAGTTCTATCTTTACACAGATCGTGTCCGTCAATTGTAGAACAATCTACCTCTTTGCGTGCATGATTAACACACCAAATAAGATTATCTAAATATTCTTTCTCTTGAGCTCTTTGTATCTCTTGAGGATTTATTGAACCATGATCTGAATTAAATAACTTTGGAGCAATAGAGCCAATAGTCTGCTTATCCATATCGATCCCTCTTGGCATATTTGAATTTATAGACAGTGTGCTAATATTCGATGAAAAAATCAATAAAAACGGCTTACGCCTAATAGGGTTATTAGTAAGCAGCCTAATAGCGTTATTAGGCGTAAGTCGTATATCAAATAAGATAAGGCTTAACCAGTGTGAATCTGGAAGGAGACCTTACTTATTGGTCCTTAAAATTAATTAATGAATCAGTTCCGATTCATCTTCCACTTTAGCCTCTATTGCAATAACAACATATATTAATAGATTACCATTATCATCACATAACCCATTAGAAATTAATCTTTCTTTTGCTAAGCTCGTAAGCTCTGGACGTCGAGATTGCTGAACAAGAGACCATAAATACTCATAAGCGCAAGTGCTACTATCATCACCTAGATCAGATGCTTTTTTAAGGCGCATCATTTCATTCATGAAGTACTCACGGATACTATAGCTATCGCCAGATATTAATCGTCTTCCTTCGGTACTATTAGATGAAAAAACTAGACTACCACTACAAAAAAATAACAAAGAAATGAGTAAATTCTTCATAGTTTCTCCAATATAATAAGGGGCCCAAAAAGAGCCCCCGACGATAATTATTATCTTACACGAGAAGTATAATCAAATAGCAATTTTCGATCAATCTCACGTTCACGAGCAGATCGCTTATCCTTCAAGTTAGAAGGGTTCCCTAAAATAGCAAGGGCTATCTTAGAAGCTTTGTTTTTAGCTCTTGGAGATGCTGGCATAATAACCTCCAACTACCACTTATTACCACCTTTATGACGTTTCATTCCTGCTCCATCTTCATCCATCTGACGATTAACGCCGCTAATGGAATCATTAATATCGTAATCAGCGTAGCTACCAGCTTTTGGCCATGCATGATATTTTACATCTTGCGGCATATTTGCAGGAGCTGAATGATCTTCAGATAACATTCCTGAATCTTTACGTTCTTCTTTTCTTTCTGATGCGTGATATCTTTTTGCCATAATAGGCCTTTCTAATCTAAAATTTATAATAAATCTGAACTAATCCCGACGCGTACTATCCAGAGCATAATCAGGTTTATAACCAACCTGATCAAACTCTTTATAGACTACTTTGGTCGATAGATTTGCCGTCGAAGTATAACCTTCTGGTGCCATTAAAAAATCTATGCGCTCTCCCAAACGTCGTGGATCCGGTTTGTCATATCTGCTATAACCTACCGGCTTACTTGCTGAACTGTATTTACCATTTTTTGCCATAATATATGGCCCTTTCATAAGATACTGCCTTCTTAGGGGCAAGGTTAAAATATTACCTCTATCTTTTATGATAGCTGAATACTCGGGGTTGATACTTATTCCTCTTGAGATTTCATTACATTCTGTAAAGTGATTAATCTTTTAAGATGATGAGTATCAATCCCTTCTATTTGTTTTAAATGTTCTAAAGAATTTAGCAACAGGTTTCCATTAAAATCCTCGAGATACAACCTCGCCGACTCCCGATTCAGAAATTTGAGTTTCTGATTGTTTAAGCAAGTTAGACATTTTAATTAATTTCTCAATATGACTTAAATCCATTTCTTCTAATAGCTTTAGCGCTCTTACTCTATCAAGCATAGCTGCCTCATCATCTCTGTTTGCCTGATGAAGACGCTCTATACTTAAAGAAACATTTTCATCAACCCTTGAAGTCCTTTCTCTTGCAAGCCCAAGGTCCGCTTCCGAACGAGATTCAGCCAATTTAATACGAGATTGAATCTCTTGCATTTCAACTTGAGTTCTTTGTTGTTGTATTTGAGATGATTGCTGTTCTTGAGCCATCGCATTCTCAATGATCTTCTTTTTACCAACAAGCGTTGCTGCTTCTAAAAGATCATTAGTTGATATAGGAACACCAACTTCACGAAGTTGTAGCATCTGAGCAAATTGCATTTGTTTCTGAGTTGAAGTGTTCAGCCCTTCTTCTACTACTGCATTATATTTACCAAAGGCTTTATTATAGAACTGATCAGTTGGCTCTTCAGTTCCTAGAATCTTTTTGATTTTACCTGGTGTAAAGTTAGCCTGAATGATATCGATCATAATATTGCCGAGAAGCTTTTGAGACCTATCAAGCTGATCAAAAAGTACCTGCAAAGTCGTAAGTCCAGCACCTTGGCGCAACATGGACAAAATACCAGCCTTGTCATCAACAGCACTCCCCAACAGTTCTTCATTAACGCCAGATATTTCTGACACTTCTTTAGCAAGCAGCTCTGATAGTTGTATCATTGATGGTGGAACCTGAGGAGCCTGAATCTGCTGAACGTCACTCATATTTGCTTCATCTTTAAGCGCAAGACCTCTACCTTGTCCCGATAAGAATACATCTTTAGGATTAACAAGTGCATTCTCTTTATATATCCATCCAGAGTTTATTTGAGACTCTAAAATATCAAGCTCAATAACACGCCGACGATTGTACAAATACTGAGCATCACGAAGACCACGAACCACTCCCTGAATTCTGTACGGGAAATACGGCATCTGTGGGTTATAATATGCAAGCACAGGAACAAAAGGATACCTATCAATACCAAGTGGATTAGTGCCATCATACATTACCTTTCCTTGAACCACGATTGCTAGCCTTACGGTAGGAACCTCTTGATCAATCATAGTTATCATTGGATACATATCTAGAAAGTCATCAAGACCTTCCTTATTCTCACTTTTCCATTCCTGAGTCTCTCCCGTTTCAGAATCAACCAACATCTTTTGAGTTCTATAATCACGGTAATAGAATTCATCATATGTTAGTAGGTTTTTATAACCGTAATTATAACTTTCTGGCATAAACTGAAACTTACCATCACGACCAGTTCCTGAATCATTGCTGTTTAGCCCTAAAATCTCATCAGTACTTCCAGGCAGTAACGATATACACTCTCTTTTTGTTAAGAACGATCTTTTCCAGAGAGCATTGCAATCAGATAAATCTGACTTACGAAAATAAGGGTCGATAAGGAAACTATTATAAGAACAATTGTCGACACGAATATTACCCGATACTGGATCATTTCTAAAATCTAACCACACTTGAAGTAAATTCATTCCTGTAACTAAAGCACCATGAAACGATTCAGATATTGTTTCAAGAACCGACTCTTGATTATTAACCCACATTAATACCTTAGAGAATTGATCTGCAGTCTCGCTATCTGAGTTTTCAACCCCAGTCACAATAGTAGATTTACGGTTTCGTCTTTGATGACCAGAAATCATGTTAACAACACGCCGTATACGGTTAAAACTGAACTGACGACGACGATTAGCTGGGAGGTTGCCATACAGGTCTGTCCATAAAGTTTGATCTCCTACCTCAAATCTAGTATCGGTATCAGCTTCACCCCAAAAAGATTGATTTATAGTTATTGCTTCAGCATAAAAGGCTTCCATGCGAGAAAGAATAGCCTGATGGTCCTCCGTATAATACTGGGGCCCCAGCTGCGGAAATATCATAGATACACTCCTACATTTTATTGATCACAAATATCAATAATAGTAAGATCTGGATACAAAAATAGCAATTTATTGCCGTATAGCAATTTATTGCCGTATAGCAATTTAT